CCCATCATGGTATCGCTTTACAAGGTCTTTCTGTTAGATATAAAAATACTCAGGGAGGTTGCCCTCCCCAAGATTTCAGGGGTATTAATCGTTTAGTTCGTTGATTAATGTAGCGAAATATACAGCTGCTTTACCTGTAAGTTTACCGATAATAGCTGCATCAGGCTCTTTACCTGCATCGCTAATAGCGGCAGTCAACTGTTCTTGTGCTGCAGCAACATTTACTCTGCCACCACCAGTTCCGCCACTGCTTGATTTAACAGCTGGAGTTTTCTTTACATATACTCCTGCTTTAGTAAGAATCATTCTGACACCATTTGGGCTCTCGCCTAATTCTTCAGCAATCATCTTAACAACTTCCATACTGTTTTCTGGAGTTGGTTCTTCTGCAGTATACATCTCTACTGCCTGAGCTTTAGCTTCGTCTGTCCACGCCATAGTTCTTTTCCTTTTTAATGTGTAGTTTTTAGTGTATTCGGCAAGAGTATAAGTATTACGATACCCTGGACACCAACCTGTGGTATCTAGCATTTGTTGGTAAAATCTGTCACTCATTGCTTATTTCCTTAATATAAATATATTATACAAGAAGTTTGGGCATGAGTCAAGAACTATTTTTTAATAGCTATAGCCGTATCGCCTTAGTTCAGCCGAGTACAGCTTATTAACTAACTGAAGGCTTTTTAATGTATACCACTGTTTCCAATCCGTAATGTGTCTTTGACCTTCCATTACTGAAATATCTTTTGGATGTAGATTTAAAAGTTTGAGTTCATTTTCCCAATCTTTGAAATCAATGAAGTGGTCACAGTCTTTATAAAGCACTGTTTGTTTTAATAGATATCCACTGTTCAACCAGTTATTAAAACCAATCCAATCCATACCATGAAAATAATGAAATACTGCTCGTTCATATGTGTTTCTTACTACAGCAATCTTTTCATTATTATACTCTAGTATCAAGGATTGATTCATCATTTTATTCTTCTCCTAATAATCCTCTTTCAAAACCTCTTTGAAATCTTTTCTTTATATTGTCGTCAAGCATGGCAGGTAGTAAGAATACTACTACTAAAAAAGTCATTATTGCCAATACTATAAAACATAATATTCGCCACTGATAAACAATATTATCCTCTGGTAGTCGTTTCATCACAGGCAGAAATATTGTCCACAGTTGTACTAGCCACGCAGAAATATACGCAGCAATTATGTATTCCATAATTTTTCCTTATATCTACATATAGTCTTGTAGATGTCTTAGACTGCCCATATCATAAGCTGGTAGTGCATGGTATTTACCTGCAAAACTTAAATGTGGGAAGTACGTTTTTTCTAAATCTTCTTGCTGTGCTTCGACAGTATAAACTAAGTATAGTTTATATCCTCGCTCCTCTGCTTTTTCGGGCTGAATTTCTCTTTGCACTAACGCTGGATAGTTCTGTTTGATTGCCCAAATTCTTTCATTAGGTTCGAATTCTTCTGCTACACATTGTTCTGGTAACAAGGCGTTTCTTCTGCCTTCGTAGTCTGTATGTGCTAACTTCTGTGGTACTCCTATTCTATCTATGATACCTTTTACAAAAGCTGGAGACCTATATAACGACTTCGCTATATCACTTACATTGTCTCCATCAAGATACCCTCTTATGGCATCTTTTATTTCTGCTGCTGTTGCAGCCTTACCTCTGTTCTGTGCTTTTCTTTTTGCACGGAACTCCATCGTTTCTAGATGGTCTGTAATAATGTTGCCTAATCTTGTTGTGTTGTAAGCTATGTTTAATATACTACATGCTTCTTTCTTTGTGATAGGTTTGCTACCATCTGTTGGATTTAATAACTCAATTACCTTGGTTATATTTGCTTGTGTAAGATTTTCGTGTTTTTTCGTTCTCATATGTTGCCCCTAGTAAAATAATTCCGTAATGTAAAATTTTTAATAAATCTACTGTGTTTCTTCCTTCTTTCTTTCCATATCTCTGTGCATACTTTATTATATTTCCTATACAGAAACCTTCTCCATGTCCTGCATCAAATATGAACTCAGTAGATTGTATTTTATTCATACTGTAATGTCCATCATATGTGGACTCAATATATTTTTGAAGCGTTTCGAGTGCTTCATCCTCGTTAAACTTGTTCGTGTTGTAGTCGGTCATAAATAAACTCTCTATATTTATCTTCTA